GAATCCGGCGCTAAACAAGCTCTTAAGCGCTTTGCACGCGCCTGGCGGGCAAAGGCCAAGCTCACGATTGATGAGAGCGGCGGGATTTACCTGATTGATTCGAACGGCGAGCCGAAGCCGTAGGGGCAAAATTTTCCTCGAAAATCGACTCCCGCGGTGCCCCAGGCGGGCGCGCAGTTTGAGGCAGTATCGATCTGAAAGTCGCTGCTTGCGACAGGATAGGACCGATGCCCGCTGCACCCGCACGCCGTATCGAGCTCACGCCGGAAGAGCGGCTTCAGTGTCGAATTCCCGTTGAGCAGGCCGCCGAGATCAAGGGCATTTCGGAGGATGCTTTTCGCGAGCACTTCGGGCACTTGATCGAACAAATCACACCTGGCCGTCAAGCCGTCAAGCTCGGCCGTGTACTCGACTGAAAAACGGCGCCATCCGCGAGGAGGCACCGTTTTTCTTAGTTCCGTAACATTCGCCGCCCGCCACGGCGGCGATCCAACCAGGGACCGCTGATATGCGTATTCCCGCCCATCGAAATTCGCAAGCTCTAATCGTCGAGCGTCTGATTGGCGCCGGCATCCGTGCCGATGCAATCCGCCTGGCGATTGAACTCTTGGAATCCGGCCAGGCCGACCTGATCCAAGCTGTCCTCGACCGGAAGCTCGCTGTCGCGCGTGCCTTGAAGATCGCGAAGCAGCGAGGCCGGCAATGACAGCGCTCACATATGCACGAGAGGCCAAGCGTGCGCGGCGTGCTGCGCGCGAACGAGAGTTGGCGAAAGCAACGATCGAAGCTGCGCGGTCGCTTGGTTATAAGGTTTACGGTGTCATTCTCGCCGATCCACCGTGGGCCTTCCAGGTTTTCAGCGAAGCAACTGGCCAGGATCGCGGCGCCTGTAATCATTACCCGGTGATGGGCCTCGCGCAGATTAAGGCTCTGAAGATTCCCGCCGCGAAGGACGCCGTGCTGTTCCTGTGGGCGACCGTGCCGATGCTTCCGCAGGCACTCGAGACGATGGCAGCCTGGAGCTTCATCTACAAATCGAGCTTTGCTTGGGTGAAAGACAAGCGCGGTCTAGGCTTTTGGAACCGCAATCGCCATGAGCTGCTCCTGATCGGCACACGCGGTCACATTCCCTGTCCGTCTCCAGGCACACAATTTGACTCCGTAATTGAAGCACCGCGCGGCCGCCATAGCGAAAAGCCGGCGATCGTCCGCGACATGATCACCGCGATGTTTCCCAATGTACCAAGGCTCGAGATGTTCGCTCGCGGACAACGCGTCGCGGGTTGGGACTTTTGGGGGAATGAAGCATGAGAATCATCAGCGCAGACGAACGCCTCGCTGGACGCCGCGGTGTGAAAGCTTTGATTGTTGGTCCATCCGGCGTTGGCAAGACCTCGCTACTGCGCACGATCGATCCTGAGCGCACTTTGTTCATCGATGCCGAGGCTGGCGATCTCGCTGTACAGGATCTGGCGGTCGATACCATACAAATCGACGATTGGCCAACGGCACGCAATCTTGCCTGCCGGATTGGCGGACCTAATCCATCTTATCCGCCCACCGCCTGTTACTCGCAAGCGCACTATGAGGCAATCGGCGGAGCGCTCGATAACCTCGATAAATATCAGACGCTGTTCGTTGACTCGATCACCGCCATCAGCCGTTCAAGCCTCCGCTGTGCCGAGCAGCAGCCGGAGGCATTCTCCGATCGCAGCGGTAGGAAAGACGTGCGCAGCGCCTACGGTCTGCACGCGCGCGAGATGATCAACTGGCTCAATCAACTGCAACACGCGCGCGGCATGAACGTGATCTTCGTCGGCATCCTCGAGAAGGTGGTCGACGACTTCAACGTCGCCACTTGGCAGCTGCAGATGGAAGGTGCGAAGACCGGCCGCGAACTTCCCGGCATCGTTGACCAAATAATTACGATGCAATTCGTCGATTTTGGCGATGGCAAGCCGGTGCGCACCTTCGTGGCCACCTCGCCAAACCCATGGGGATACCCCGCCAAAGATCGTGCCGGTCGCCTTGAGCAGCTCGAGGAGCCGCACCTCGGCAAGCTAATCGCCAAACTCGTTGGTCCCGGCGAACGCAAACCTCTCGTCATTTCACCAGAGCAGATGATGCTCAAACAAGCAGCAAAGTAAGGAGACTCCCATGTTTGACTACAGTGACGCACCAGCGAAGCGTGAGTTCCATCTCATCCCACACGGGACCATCGCAACCTTGCAACTGAATATCCGACCCGGCGGGGCTGGCGAAGATGGCTTGTTGACGCGCTCCAAAAACGGCAGCTGTGAAATGCTCAACGTCGAATACATGGTCGTTGACGGAGAGTTTGCACAGCGGAAATTTTGGGAGCGACTTGTCCTTGATGGCACGACGTCGGGCCACGACAGAGCCGTTGAATACACCCACCGCAAGTTGCGCGCGATCCTGGAATCCGCACACGGCATCAAGCCGAACGACATGAGCCCGCAAGCGCACGCGGCTCGAACTGCGTCGCTGAAGGATTTCGATGGCATCCGGTTCACTGCCAGGATCGGGATCGAAGGAGGCAAGCCTCGCGGAAACGGCGACGGAAATTATCCCGACTGCAATGTCCTGCTAGCCGCGATAACGCCGGACCGGCGGGACTGGCACGTGGTCGAGCAGACGCCACGGCCGGCACTATCGCCAGAAAGCGCCAGCACGGCGCCTGATGCTCCCGCAGCGATCGTCAAGCCGAAATGGGCGTCATGAAAACGGCCCGTTTCAAGGCGCGGGCCGACATCGGTCGGCCCTCCGCCACGGGCATCGAAGATGCCTGGCACCGACGGGCGACAGCCGCCGCCATCGAAGCTGCGCGCAAGGTCGTGGGTGACGCCATCCCTGCCGGCACGCCGATCGGCCGCCTCAGCGATACTGAGTGGGGCTGGCTGAGCGCGGCTGTTCTGTTCGGTTGGATATCCACGCGCGCTGAGCAGGCCGTCGCGGAAAAGATCGATAGCGAACTGGTCGTGCGCATGACCAACCTCGATCCCGAGCCGTGGAGCGCCGGCACCGTCGCTTCGGTCTTGCCAGAACTGGCCGAGACGCCGGGCATCGACTGGACTCTGCCGCTGGCGCAGTGGCCGCGCGAGACCATGGTCGGGTTTCTGCTGGCAGCTACCCGCCTGATCCGCAAGGCCGAGATCGCCCGCGATCTCAGCGATACCGGGATAAGCAAGCAATCTACCGCCGTCCCGGTCGCGCGCGAAACTGATGCCGCCGGCGAATTCGATGATCCGATTGGAATCTGATGGAGTGCGTCCCTTGCTCGACCTCAATCGCGCCAACCTATCGATCACCTCGGTGAACGTGGCCCTCAACGAAGCGATTGAACGCGCTGCCACGCAAACAGCGGAGCTGCCGCGGCCCTATCTCGGCGCTAGCATCGTCGGCGGCGAATGCCTGCGCAAGGCGCAATACGATTGGTGGTGCACGCCAACGCGTTCGGCGCGGCTGCGCGCGATCTTCGATCGCGGGCACTACTTCGAAGACCAGTCGCGGCAACTCCTCCGCAAGGCCGGCTTCAAGTTCGCCCCGTCCAAGGCGCTGACATTCTCGGCAGTCGACGGCCTGCTACGCGGCCACGCTGACGGTGTCATCCTCGCTGGTCCTGATCTATCCGGTGCTGATCTGATCTATCCGCTGCTGTGGGAACATAAGGCTGTCAATGCCAAGAACTGGCGCTCGCTCGAGCGTGACGGCCTAGAAAAGACGTTCCCGCAGTACGCCGCACAGGTGGCGCTTTACCAGGCCTATCTCGACATCACCAATCCGACGCTGTTCACCGCCTTGAACGCCGACACCTGCGAACGGCTGCATCTCTTGGTGCCGTTCGATGCCGAGCGCGCGCAGGCCTGGTCGGATCGCGCCGTCACCATCATCGAGGCAACCCGCGCGGGGGAATTGTTGCCACGGTTTACCGACGACGAAAGTGATCGGCGGTGCAAGATCTGCAGCCATCGCGAGCGCTGTTGGGGCCGTACATGACCGAGTTGCTCTGGCCAAGCGGAGGGGCCGAAAGCGATTTCAGCCCTTTCCATCTCTAAAACAAATAAAAGGTGAGGGTGCCATGACCTCGTGGCAGCCACCGGCCGAACTTCCCGACCTCCGGCGCGCCGGCATCATTGCGCTCGACACCGAGACCAAGGATGATTGGTTAGCTATTGGACTAGGTTCCGGCTGGCCATTCAGTGCTGGCTTTATCTGCGGCATCAGCGTCGCCTGGCACGAAGGCGAGAGCATCCGCAGCCAATACTTCCCGCTCCGCCATCCCGACACCGCCAATTTTGATCCGGCCCAGGTCTTCAAATGGTTAAGTGATCTAGTCGCCTCCGACGTGCGCATCGTCACGCAAAACGGCCTCTACGATTGGGGATGGTTGCGCACCGACGCCGGCATCCTCATGCCGCAGGCTGAGCGGCTCGAGGAAATCGGCGCACTTGCGACTCTGATTGATGAAAATCGCTATGCCTATGGCCTCGATGCGCTTTGTGCCTGGCGCGGCCTGCCTGGTAAAGACATGGTATTACTCGAGCAAGCTGCTGCCGCGATCGGCTTGTCGAAGCGCGATAACGTGCGCGCCAATCTCTGGCGCATGCCGGCGCACTTTGTTGGGCCCTACGCCGAGCAAGACCCGGCCTGCACGCTTGTATTGTTTGAGAACCTTAATCCCATCCTCGATCGCGAACGAACACGTGACGCCTATCGGCTCGAGATCGATTTGTTGCCGATGGTGCACGAGATGCGGCGGCGCGGCGTGCGCGTCGACGTAGTTGCGGCCGAACAACGGCACGCTCTGCTGTCACGAAAGAGGGATGCCGTAATTGCCGAACTCTCTGAGAAACTCGGCACAATCATCAGCATGGACGAGATCGGTCGCAATAGATGGCTGGCGAGGACCTTCGATCAACACAACATCGGATATCCGCGGACGCCGAAGGGCAATCCGAGTTTCACGGCGGGCCGAAAAGGCTGGATGTCAAAACATCAGCATTGGCTGCCGCAGCTGATTGCGAAGGCCAACAGGTATAACAAGGCCGCAGTTGATTTCTTGCAAACGCACATACTTGGGCACACCGTCAACGGCCGGATCCACGCCGAGATACACCCTCACCTCGACGACGATGGTGGCACACGCTCCTTGCGGTTCAGCTATTCTGATCCGCCGCTGCAACAGATGGTTGCCCGCGACGAGGAAATTGCGCCGCTGATTCGCGGCGCATTCCTTCCCGAGGAAGGTGAGGTGTGGGCTAAGCCCGACATAAGTCAGCAGGAATTTAGGTTCATTGTCCATTACGCAGTCAAATTTGGGTTGCAGCGGGCAGGTGAAGCCGCAGAACGCTATCGGACCGACGCCAACACTGACTTTCACCAGATCGTCGCCGAGATGACCGGACTAGAGCGTGCGCCGGCGAAGGATTGCAACTTCGGGAAGATCTTCGGCGCCAGCGTGCGCAAGTTCGCTGCCATGATCGGAAGGCCAGAAAGCGAGGCCCGCGCGATTATCGAGCGCTACGACCGTGAGCTGCCGTTTGTAAGTCAACTCGATGAGCGATGTAAGTATTTCGCGCGGTCAAAGGGTTACATCGAGCTCTATGACGGCGCGCGCCGGCATTGGGATCAATGGGTGGCGGACGCGGATTGGACCAAAGGCGCCGGGCCGTGCTCACGCGAAGAAGCCGAGCGGCGCATCAGGGACCCTGCGCACCCGTGGTATGGCCGCGGCCCGGTGCACCGCGCCGAGGTCCATAAAGCCATGAACGCCCTGATCCAGGGGTCGGCCGCGCGCCACACCAAGCTCTGGATGCGGGCAGTCTGGCGCGAAGGCATTGTACCGTTGCTGCAGATGCACGATTGCCTGGACTGTTCGGTGGCATCGCCGGAACAGGCTGAGCTAGTGGCGCAGCTCGGGTGCGAGGCCGTGATACTCGAAGTGCCAATCCAGGTCGATCTCAAGTACGGCCGTAATTGGGGTGACGCAACCCATACCTGGGAGGAATTACAGCACGGCGGCACTGCTAGGTTGACTACAAAGACGGTCACGCCCTCGATCGAGCCGACCGACCATACTGGCAAGCTCGAGATCAATGATGCTGCTGCCGGCGCCTTTGATGACAAGCTCGACGACCTTTTCGGCGACGGTGATGATCGTGACAACGGTAGCGATGGGGAAAATAGCCATGAGAGTGATGATGACGGTGAACTCGCCCAAAGCACTGTAGGTGAGGCTGACACCGAGCTTACCTTACCTAGACTGATCAATTTTGCCTCCCGCGAGCGAGTGGCCGGCGATGAGCAAAGCGGTGAGACTTGGTCAGCGCCGAATTTCACAGAGGTACGGCCGGAGCTGCCGTCAGGCAGTACTGAGTTCGAGGCAATCCTCGCAGCACTATCACCAGAAGACCGGGCCATCGTGCGTCCACCTAAGGCGAATGGCGGCGGGCTGGGCGCGCCTGAAACATCGGATGGCTACCAATCAGGCGAACGGCCTTGGGGGCACAACACCGCCGAGTACATCTACCGCAACGTTGATAGCTCGCCTTACCTGAAGGTGGTGCGCACCAGCGCCAAGCAATTTCCCCAATATCATTGGAACGGCAACGACTGGGCCCTGGGCAAGCCCGCCGGACCGAAGATTCCATACCGTTTGCCTGAGCTCATCGCTGCCGCGCCTGGCGTTCCAGTGTTCGTCTGCGAAGGCGAAAAGGACGCCGACCGAGTGACTGCTCTTGGTCTCGTTGCCACCACTAACTCAGAAGGCGCCGGCAAAGGCAAGTGGACCGCGGACCTCAACAAGTGGTTCGCCGGCAAGCAGAGCGCTTACGTCCTCGAAGACAATGACGACGACGGCCGCCGCCATGCCCTCGAAGTTGCAATAAATCTACATAACATCGTCGCTGAGATCCGCATCGTTTCATTTCGTGAGCTGCTCTCTGCGGGCGATGTTTCCGACTGGCTCGACTTGGGTCGTACCAAGGAAGAGTTCCTCGCCCGCGCCAAAACGGCAGCAAAGTTCGAGCCTCCGAAATGGAATTGGCGCTTCCATGGCGAGGCAGATCCGCTGGACAGCCGTCCTTGGCTCGTCGAGCTACTGATCCCGGAAACCGGGAGCGGGCTGCTGAGCGGACAGTGGGGCACCTTCAAGACATTTGTCGCCCTCGACCTCGGCGCCGCCGTGATGGTCGGCGGCATTTTCATGAAGTTCCCAGTGACGCGACGGGGCGCCGTGCTGTTCATAGCGCTCGAGGGTGAGAACGAGGTCGCAGTCCGCGTCGAGGCGGTCGTCCGGGCGAAAGGTTTGAGGGATAAGGCGCCGTTTGCCTGGATCACGGAGTGCCCGCGGCTGCTCGATCCCTACGCCCCGCAGGTGCTTACCGCGATGGTGAAGCAAGCAGCCGAACGCATGCTGCGGGACTTTGGCCTGCCGGTAGTGTTGGTCATCATCGACACCATGGGCAAAGCTGCGGGCTACAGCAAAACTGGCGATGAGGACGACGCCGTCATCGCCACGAAGATCGAGAGCGTGCTATCCGCGGTATCGAAGGCGACCGGCGCGTTCGTCCTGGGGCTGGACCATTTCGGCAAAGACCCGGCTACCGGCACGCGCGGCTCGTCCGGCAAGGAAGGCCACGCCGACATTGTATTGTCGCTACTGGGCGACAAAGCGCTGTCCGGCGCCGTCACCGGCACCCGGCTATGCATCCGCAAGCGCAAAAGTGGCCCCAACGGTGAGGAATTCCCCTTCCGCACAAAAGTCGTCGAAATGGGCGTCGACTCGCGCGGCACGCCGGTGACGACACTGATCATCGACTGGACGCTCGAAGCAGAAGCTGCGACCGCGACTGCGGCGCAGAAGGACAAATGGTCGAAGTCGCTGCGGCTGTTGCGCCAGACCCTCATGAGCATGCTCGCCGATAATGGAGTGGAGCTGCAGCCAAACCCACCAGATGGACCGATTGTGCGTGCCGTAGATGTCGAGAAGGTGCGGCGCGAGTTCTACACCAGCTACGTGGCCGACGGGACGGAAGAGCAGAAAGCAGCCGCGCGCCAAAAGGCTTTCAAGCGGGCGGTCACGGACGCTCAGGAGCGCGGGCTCATTGCGGTGCGCGCCAAGGACGATGTGACCTTCCTTTGGCTGGCTCCTGCACAGCCACCCCCGACTGAAAATTCATAGCTGGAGGAGATACCGGACGGCCGCGAGGGCCGGACATTTGCGGGGCCCTATAGGGCCCCCCCGCAAATGTCCGGCTCATCTCGCTACGCCAAGCCGGACATTTTCGACGTAGCCGGACAAATGTCCGGCGATGTCCGGCTGTCCGGCACGGCATTTTAGCATGGCTGTTGCTGAGTGAGCGGTATCCCGCCGCTTTTGATGCAGTTCCAAGAGGGGTTCCAACACGAAAAATTTTATGCTGGGAACTCTACGGCTGTAGGTTGAAATTGCGGACAGGCGCCTCAAGTCGGCCACCTTCAATCAAGCCTACATTTGACTTAATCTTTCTTTGACAGTGCTCATACACAGCGGAAACTATCGTTGCTTTTTCTATTCGTTTGCGACAATACTGGTTCTGAATATGGCCTGTGGACCAAACATGAGTCCAAACATCGGCTGCCAAATCGTGCAGGTTGCTAACCGCCTAAAGACCATAAGGCGGCGCAACCGAAAGGCGAAATGGGAGCTTCCGTGGGCGCAAGAAATACCCACCGGAAACGGCAATGTTGGATTGCCTCTGCGGAAGCGGAAAGCGCAGTTACGGCATGGATGCCACGTTACATGAAGACCGTGAAATTCAGCCCGCCAAGCTGTCAAAGAAAGGCCAAGTGACCCGCCACGGTCGGAGCCGGCTGCTCAATCGTGAATCGCTCGACGGCAGGACAATAACTGCCAAAGTTTTCGACCGCTTGGTTGAAGCGATTCATATCGACCTCGGAGGTCGTGATCAGTTGAGCGCCATCGAGCTCAGCCTGGTCGAGGCGTTCGCTGGCGCGGCCGTCACCCTCGATCATTTGAACACGCGAATTCTCACTGGCGACGAGGTGGACAACGCGATGGTTGCCATGCACGCACAGGCTATCAGCGCGATGGTGCGGGTGTCGAACAAGCTCGGAACGGGCCGGCGCGCCAAGCCCGTGATGGATCTCGACACGTTCCTGGCGCTGCGCGCTCGCGAAAAGTCAGAGGAGGTCGATGAATGAGACCGCGCGTCACGATGCGCGAAGCGCTGCGCGAGCCGAAGCTGTTTGGCACGATTCTGCAAGGGAGCTCCTGGTACGGCTGGCGCGTCCTCTTGATCGCCTCCGCCGGTGAGGAATTGATTGACGACGAGCGCGAGGAATTCAAGAGGCTTACCCATCGCGAGCGCGAACCTGGCCGCCTCTGTCGCGAGCTGATCGTCATCGCCGGTCGCCGCGCCGGCAAGTCGACCGCCATGGCGATGTTTGCCATCTGGCTCGCTTGTCTGTGCGACCATCGCGGCGTGTTGGCGCCGGGTGAAATCGGCGTTGTCCTACTGGTCTCGCGCGACCAGCGCGTCAGCCGCATGCTGGTCGACCGCATCGACGGCATCATGCAGGCTAGCGAGCCGCTCGGCTCGATGATCTTCAACCGCACGGCGGACTCGATCGAGCTCAGCAACGGGATCAGCATTGAGTTGCGGCCGGCCAGCTTTCGCACGTTGCGCGGTCCGACTTACGTCGCCGTCCTCGCCGATGAGATCGCGTTCTGGCATACAGCGGTCGATTATGCGAACCCGGACGTTGAAATCCTGGCGGCGGCCCGCCCGGGTCTGCTGACTACTGGCGGGCCCTTGTTGATGATTTCGAGCGCCTACGCCAAAAGCGGCGAGTTGTACGACAATTACAAGCGCTACTTTGGTCCCGCTGGCCCGCCCAACATTTTGGTTGCCTATGGCACTTCGCGTGATCTCAATCCTTCGCTGCCGCAAGACGAGATCGATCGCGCGCTCGAAAAGGACCCGGTGCGCAATCGCGCCGGATACCTCTCCGAATGGCGCAGCGATGTGGAAGGTTTCATCCCGCGTGAGATCGTCGAGGCCTGTGTCGGTGATTATCACGAGCTGCCGCCTAATCCGAGCATTTGCTACCGGTGCTTCGTCGACGCCGCCTCTGGCGTGCCGGAAGGCGATAGCTACGCCATCGCCATCAGCCACAAACTCAGCGATCGCGTGGTCATTGACGCGATCCGCGAGGTGCGCCCGCCAT